CAATATTGAAGATGCGGAAAGATTACTACAAGTATCAACAGACCTCGTTACACTTGCCCCATAGGTAGGTATGTAGGATGTGGGGTAACTTCCAGCCTCGAGCATTGCTCCGTAAACATATATATTTTTTCCATCAGCCGCTGCGGCAGAATCATAAAAAACTGTGCTTGTGCTTGGCGTAACATTGAACGCTAATTTGCCCGTTAAATCACCCGCATCAATTGTTGCCGTAATAGAACACCTATACCATCCGTTTCCATAGTTTTCAATACTTGCTCCTGACGTTGGTGTAGTGCCATTTTCTAAATCAAAATATGCACTATTATTAGATGAGCCTACAAATCCATCAAGAAACAATCGTAGATAATCCTCTGTTCCTTTTTTTGCAAATATAGACAACGTATAATCACCTGCACTTGGAACGGTTATATTCGGTGTTGCCGTGTAAATTTGATTATATGAGCCATCGCCTTCGATTAAAGTAGCATTAACCACGCCTTCGGGCGATGTTTCTTGATTTGCCGTATCAACACTTCCAAAATTACTATATGCCCCAAAATATTCTGACTGCGTTACAAGGTTACTCCTCTGTGGTTCTAACAACAAACTCGGACAACTACCACCCGAATAGTCAAGGCGTGGCATATCTTCAAGAATACCCGCTTGTTCTGTTGTGGTGGTTGTAGTGATTACGTCTGTACTAACTAAACCGACTTCCAACTGAGCGTCCTGAATGTAGATTGAACCAATAGTTCCTGAACTTGTGCTTGAACTAACGGAAGGGTATATCCGTATCAATGAAGGTGCATTATCATATACTACAGAACATCTATACCATCCACCACCTATAGATTCAATAGATAAATCAACTAAATTAGTTGATGAACCTACAACTCCATTTGCTAAATCAAAAAAACCTTCTGCGTTGCTTGATGCACCAAAAGTTCTTAATCGTAAATTATTAACAGAGTTTGCTTTAGCATAAATACTTAAAGTACCAACATTTGAAGATGTTGGATATTGAAATAAATATCCTTCCGAACTACTATCTAATAACCACGCATCGCTTGAGCCATCATACCCTGATTGCCCTCCCGTAATAGTTGCGCTTGATATACCCCAACCTGCTTGATTAAACCCATTACTTTGCAACAACAGATTCTCTCTACCCTTCTCAATTAACCCCTCACTATTAATTCTTGTTGCCGCTAAGTTTGATCCACGACTAAAGGTGAAATCCCCATCGCCATTAGTTGGCTTGGCACTATATAACGTGCCATCTTTGTAGCCCGATGGTATTTGTATTAATGATGCTTTATTTAATAAACTCATTTTGTTAATTCTTGTAATTGGTCATTGGTTAAACGTGTAGGGAATAGGATTGTTTGATAGTTATCTGTAATGTTATCTCCTGCACTAAATCCTGCTAAATGTATTTCACTCATTGCTCCAACGCTACCGCTTGTATCAAGAACTTCTTGTACGCCATTTATGTACAAAGCAAAATCATTCTGCTTGTAAGCGAATGCAACCTTTAATAAGGTTTCATTAGCAGGTGTTTCAGTATGAAAAAACTGATTTGAACCATTGTCAAACAATCTAAAAGCAAGAGTTGTGTTTAATCTATATATGTTTAGATATGATGAACCCGATGAGTTTTGCATAGCAAAGAATGAAGCATCTACACCTGCATCGCCTTTGTTGTTAAACATAAATTCAACAAACAACGTACCCTCCGTTTGCCCTATCAACTCACTTATTCCCGTTTTAGAACAACTATCTTGCACTCTGGTCGTGCTTGTTCCGTATGAATTGATGTATGATGAAACGTAACTTCCAGCCTCAATCTGTAAACCATAACAAAAAATATGCTCACCACTTACTCCGTTATAAACTGGTAATCCTCCCGTATAGGATGGTGAATCACTATCGCTCAATCCAAAAGTTGCGTCAATCGTTCCGCTTGTATGCCCTCCCGTTATTTCTATGCGATACCATCCATTGGCGTATTCAGTAACATTATGCGACCACGTTACACCGCTTCCAAATGTGTTTGTATCAACTACGCTTCCATCGTTTAAATCAACGAGTACAAAATATCTATTGACAAAGCCATTTGTAACACCTCGCAATCCTGCGTATCTACGACTTCCTTTTTTAATAAATCCACTGATTGCGTAATCACCTGCCGTACTTACTCCCGTTTTTTGACTACCTAAATAATGAAATGCAGTTGATGTGTCCTCACTTACTTTAATTGCGTTATCTACGCCTTCGGGCGATGTTGCCGCATTGTTTTCGTATGTTGTACCACCATTATTCCAATCACTTGAATTTGCGTATTCCGATTGTGGCAATAGTTGTGTGCGACTCGGCTCAAGCAAAAGACTTGGGCATCCTCCTCCGCTATAATCTACACGAGGTACGTCATCTGTTATGCCCTCATAGACTGCCGTTGTTGTTGTCTCAATGTAACTCTGAGCGACTAAGCCCTCGTTCAGCATAGCGTCTTGAATGTAGATAGTGCCTGCTGTTGTGCTGTCATCTCCCCCATCAACATTAGCAGGATAGAGCCTAAAGAATTGATTAAATGGATTGTTTATTACAACACTAATTCGCCACCAATCATTTCCTGCTGATTGAATTGATGAATGAATAATTGCAGACCCTTCCTCTCCTTTTTCTCCTGTTGTTAGGTTAAACCAAGTTCCTTCACCTCCACCACTTGGGCCTATTGAAACCCAATTTAATGTACCTGCTTTAGCGTACACACTATGTGTTACTACACCGCTTTGTGTAATAGACTGATTTAATCTTGAGTACGCACTTGTAGAGCGTGTTACCTCCCAAGCATCGTTAGTTCCATCATATCCTGATTGTCCACTCGCAAGTGTTACACCTGACTTCGCCCAAGTAGTATTAAACGTATTCGATTGCAACAACAAATTACCCCTCTCTTTTTCTATCAACCCAGCCGAGTTAACCCTTGTTGCCGAACTCCCTCTTGTAAACGTCATATCGCCCTCTCCCGTGTCGGGAATAGCACTATACACCTTGCCCTCTTTTGTGGCGGTTGGTGCTAAAACTAACGACGCTAAATCTAACAAACTCATTTCAGTGATCTAATTGCGGTTTTAAAACAATTTTGAGATTCAGCAACCCCTCCATCGGTAGTTACTCTCTCTTCGTAATTATACCAAAAATCATAGCCGGGTAGTCTAAAGCTATTCAATGTACAAGCCATAGAGTCTATAGTACCGCCATCAGCCTCGACTCTATCTTCGAAGCTGCGCAGTAGTTGATAGGCATCACCCTTAAAGGTATTTAGCCTAGAAGATATCCCAGCGTTACTGATCATTAATAACCGATTACAGCTCCAGAAGAAATTACAAATCCAGTAATCTTTTTACCTTTTCCAGCCGGCAAATAAGTTCCTTGCTGAAAGGTTACGCTAGTCATTCCGCGATCAGACAATACGTTAGATGCAGATTGATAGTCTGGTGTTACTGTAAAGCTTGTAAATACTGTATCTTCTTGAACTACTAATGCATCGTAGCTAACGCTAGTTACCGTGGATGCGCTGTGGTATTTAAATCCGTCAGCACCAGCAACGATATCGATTGAAGGTGTTTGGTTGCTCATGGGTACGAATATATCACACCCCTAAAAAAAAGTCGTTACATTTTACGAGTGGTATCTACCAACCGCATAGTACTCAGTGCCATCGCTCATTATAGTTATCGACTCCCATAATGAATTAAATGAATAACTAGGAGCGCTATCAATAGTTCCGCTTAGCTGTACGTTGTGTGATGAGGATATTTTCTTAAATATATACTTACGTCCTTTAACTAGACTAGCAGATGGTAGAGTTACGATTACATTTTCAGCCGTCGTATCGCACACTATTAATTCAGCACTTACATCCAAATTATGCGTACCTCCAGTCAATGACTGAACCTTGCCCATCTCTTGCACGTTCCACTCAAGCGTATCTTCCGTCGCATCATAAACGACAACTGGATTGAAGTAAGTGTCTATGGTTGGCTGTGTAGTTGGCGTATCCGGGGATAGCCTCATGATATCAGTCGGTAATGATTCGTCAAAGTTGCTGACTGAGTCGCGGAGTAGATTTACTTGACTTATGGCCCTAGATATAGCATCGTTTTGTTGGCCATCTCCAGTTTCGTCTGTAAAATCCTCACTATCTATAGTTTCTACATCTTCAATTTGTATTTGCAAAAGCTCCATATCCCATTGCTCACTCTGGGCGTTGAATGTGCCTCCATTGAATATGTATTTTTCTTCATCAAAATTGGGTACTAGTATTGGATAGTAATCGCCATCATCTATTAGCGTGACCTGAGCTAACTTAGGAGCGTATATGTAATTTTTTAGTTGGTAATCAGCCCATACTTGTGCTGTTAATTCAGATCCTGAGTTTGTGTCAGAATTCCATATAGTACCTACTCCCTTTATTGTATTTCCAGTAAATTCATATCCATATATCGTATCGTATTCAAACTCTTCTGTAGCTGCCGCGTTTTCGGGATTGCTGTTTGGAGCTGTAATCGGCCTATGGTCGGTTTCCATAAAGTATAACACACCACGGAAAGATTGTTGGTTTTGAACTGTTTGCGTTTGAAAGTTCCAAGTTATATTACCTAAGTCTATATCTAATGTAATTTCATCTCCAGATGCTGGGGGTATAAATGTTCTTTCAAAATCTGCAATCAGTTCATCTTGATGAGGATTTAGCGAGTTAACTTGTGAAATATCTAATCTTACTTGCTCGTAAAAAGGTATAGATGTCTTGCCAGAATCCCAAGTTTGGCTGATATAGTTATAATGCTTATAAGTACCGCCACCTTCATCTATGTATATTCTGAAATTCAAAAGAATATACGCTTGTCTAGGCATATTAGTAGTAGGTCTACTAGGAACGGGGCAACGCACAACAGCCTTGGCAATAACCTTTCTTTGTTCGCTTGCGACATAACCAACACTAGGAGTAGTTAAAGTCATTGCGCCAGTATTAGCAATTGGCTTAACAAGCCTATTAAAAGCCATCCTAGTGAAAGTTTGCTTTATGCTTCTTACAGCTGGCTGGTGTGTAAATATAGGAAATGCCTCAAAAGCTGGCCTAGTATTAGTTCCTATAGGGTATTGAGGTAGTGTTGATATTTTATTTGTATATGTCCCATCTGTTCCATATTCAGCAGAATATATCTGATTTCTAGTTGCGGCATCTATTCCGTTATATATCCAAAAATATCTATTTGTATATATTAGCCTAGATGAACACATTCTTAAAACCCTTTCTATTGCTGTCTTGCAATCTACAAACAAAGGAGACCTATTGTCTGGCAAGCTTTGCTCCATGAAATCAGTCAAGTCAGTAATAACACTACTCATGTTAATTTCAAAGAAATCCAATCTATGCAAAGTACCAGTAGGTATATGCTCACTAGCATCCATTAAATAATGGCTAGCTTCTCCCAAGTGATTATAATAGGCCGGTATCTGAGTTAGCGCCAATGACTGCCTAATTAAATTAGTGATAGATAGTCTTAATGGGCCGCTAGTAGACCCAAACCACTCGCTTTGAACATAAAACCTATCTAATAAAGCAAGACCATCAACAGCGGTAACGGTATAAGTCGTATTCTTTTCTGGCCTACGCTCATACTGCATTCCATCTGGAATGATTCTACCAACATAATGAAGTACAGAATTTTTATATATTATTATTGCTGGAGTTCCTTCATTTTCTACAGCTAGGCTACGAAAAAATGTATGATCATCGGTATCGCTAACAATAAACTGGGCTTGTACTCTAGAGTTCATTATAGGATTCTCCCAAAGTACATTGCCTTCGCCTTCGTAATCTATGGTAAATCCTTGAGAAGCCATTGGGAGTGTTTTGCCTCCTATAGCTTGATTTAAACACTCAGAACCCTCAACAACTCCTCCATCTGCTTCCACTCTGGCAATATATTGATTTACGGACAACCCGGATGGTTCATCCCATAGCTCTACTCGGAATTCTGTTCCGCTTATTGTTTTAGTAATACCGTAATATCTTTCCATTATCCTCTGGTTCGGTCTTTTTCGTACCTTGACAAAACAAGCGCTAAGTCTCTACCGCTAACTCTTGTTTCTGCAATATAGCCACCTTCGCTCATACCTCCACCAATCATATTTTTTAATTTATCTAACGGGGCAATGACCTCAGGATTTGTGCTTGCTCCCGGATACTCACCAACAAGGCCTAATGTAGGCCCGCTTACAATACCTCCATCCGCGAAGGCAACTCCTTTGTTTATCTTTGATCTAACAAACGCAGCGGCAGCAACCGCAGCCACACCAGCAGCAACTGCTAATAACGGATTTGACGCTAGTGATTTTTGGAATGTTTCAACAGCAAGACCAGCCGCAATAAGACCCTTACCTAAAGACTCTAAGAAGTCAGCAACAGTAACCAACATAGCGCTTTGAAGCTTAGACATATTAGATTGACTTTTTTCTAATATCTTAGCCTCATTCTCCATCAATTGCTTTTTGGCTTGCAATTGCTCTAATTGGCTTTTAGTGGCGTCTTGCAATGAATATTTAAGCTCTTCATTTTGCTTTTTGAGGATTTCTATATCCAATTCAGCCATTTCTGAAGTTTGCTCAAAGGCAGAAGAAAAAGCATCGCTGAGAGCGTCCGCAATATCTCTACCAACCTTGCCGAATTCCCTTGATACTATAGATCCTATTTGTACTGCTGTTTGTTCAGCATTTTTTACACTATTTTTTGATTGCTTTTCTTCAATCTTATTTATTTGATTCTTTAGCTTTTCTCTTAAAGCAATATCTTTAATACCAGAAGCCTCTAAGGCTCTTAGCTTTTCTAACAACCCTTCCTTCTCGACTACTAATAATTGACTTTGGTATTGCTTCTCAGTTATTAAGTCTTTATCTCTAGCTTTTTTTAAGGATTGATTTATATCTGCATTTGTCCTATCTGTGATAGCAAAAGACCCCTCAAGCAAGTCTTTTCTTTGGTCGTAGGATAGCTTATATGCATTAATTTCAGCATTTGTATCCTTGTCCCTTGCAACTTGTAATCTAGCGCTCTTGCTATTCTGTAATTTTATTTCTTCAAGAGTTTGATTTCTCAATAACTCAGTGACTTGGCTAGCACTTAGATTTTGAGCTTGAGCAACTTGCAATATGCTTGATCTCTTTATAGCTAAAATCCTTTCCTCGGAAGCAATAGCAGCCCTTTCTTTTTCTTCTTCTGTTTTTAAGAATTTCTTCTCTTGCTCTGCCCTTAACCTTTCTTCTGCAATTAGTGACTTAGATATTTCATTAACTGCTTGTTTTGCAGTTTTAGATTGTTTTTCTTTTGATTTAGCAGTAGATTCAGAAAAGCCAAATATTTTACTTTCTATGGATAATGCGGTTTCTAGCGCAGAAGTAAATTGTTCTTGATATTTGGCAATTTCTTGTTTTATGTCAGATATTTTTTCATTTTTATTTTTAACACCTGACTCTAAGTTGGAAAGATCTCTAGTTAATGATACATTTTGAATTCCAAACTTAAATATCCCTTTGCTGAAATTTTGTATTTCTTCAAATATTCCAACATTTTCATTCAAAGTAGAATTTTGAGCATCAATTAACTGTTTCGTCTTCTCCGTTATAGCGCTAGAGAATGCCTCAGCCAAAGCTCTAGCCTTGATTGCTTTTATTTGTAATTGCGTTTGGCTAGTTAATGCTCCAGTAGCCTTAGCTTCAGCAAAGGTTAATTTTGTTAAACTTGGTACTAATTTTTGAAGCTCTCTATATGCAGATTCTTTTGTTCCTAAAGATTGATTACTATCATCTATTACTGATGTAAGAGAGTTTATTGAAGATGCTTGATTAAGAAAATTAACTTGCGCTTCTTTCTGTATGTCGTTTAGGCTTTCTTGATTCTCTTTTAACTTATCTGCGGCTCTTGATGATTCCAAATAGGAATTTACCAAATATCCTAAGCCAGTAACTAATGCGCCAATTCCTAGTCCAGATATAGCTGTTTTTAAAACACTTACACTCCCAGCAGCGTTTCTAGTTGCTAGGCTGAACAAACCACTAGCCGCAGCACTCGCCTTTAAGAATAATTGGTTCTCCCTAAGCCTAAGGTTGTTGATTGAAACAACAGCATTGGTAGCTGCAAAGGTTACATTTAAAACCTTCATAGTATTACGAAGTGATTCGTTCTCAGAATCCATAAGTAATACCGCACCGGTAACAGCCGTAAGCGTCCTTGACATAGACTCAAGGGCTGATTGATTATCTTCCGCTGCTAATCGAGAGTTGGCTAGGTTGGTTTTGTTATCTCTTAATGATGTATTTAATTCATTTAATTCTCCAGTAGCAAATCTTATTTGATTTCTGTATGCTTTTATTTTATTCGCATTATCTTTATATGCATCAGAACCTTTTTTTAAATTTCGCTGTGCTGCTATAAGGCTATTTAACTTAGATTGGAGTTTAATTAGTTCTTCTTTTTGTTGTAATATTTTTTCATTTGTCTTGTTAATATTGCCTCTTAAATCTCCCCCAAACGCATTATTCATGCTTTGGTTTATCTTATCAGCAGACTGCTTTATTTTTCTTTCTCCACCACTTACAACGCCAATGGCATTTTTCATGCCTTGCTTCAATTTCTGTATGGAAGCGGATAATATTACTTTTAATTCCTTAAACATTTGCGTACATTATTAAGTAGTCTTGAACAACCATAAATAAACCTTGCTCGTCCGCGTCATCATCTTCGTCCGTTATCTCGTTTTGAAAAGATATATTTTGAACTAAAACACTATTAAACGTATTTGGTACAGTAGCGTTCATTACATCCCTGACCGAATCAGCCAATTCATAGGCAGCGGTAGCTGTTTCAGAAACAATAGTAATCTGCACTCTAGATTCGTCGCTTTTGCTATATTCTTTTTTAGTATCGTTAGATACCCTAGAAATCTGCGATAGGACAATAGCTGGTAAAGAAGAACCCTCAGGTATCCTCTGAGGGTATATACTGGCTGTAATGCTTTCGTCTTCGGATAGTAGGAAGTAAACGGCCTTAATCGCCTTCATGGTCGCAATTTATCAAAAACGTCCTTATATTTTGTTACAACTTCTATAACATTCAATTCGGTTTTCTCCCATTCAAAAGTTATGAGATCCTTTGGCTTAATAGCTCTACCTTTCTTTGCATGAGGAGATAAAATAATTGTAGCAAGCCATCTAGTTCGCTCCCAATCATTTCTAAATTGTTGTGTTTGAGCATTTCTAAGCCCTTCAAGCTTTATTCTAAAATACTCAGGCAAATAAATATCTAGGCAATCCGGGGTCATCCCCAATTCACCAAATGCAATCTGTTTTATTTTAAGCCAACTAAGCGGCTCGGAAGCCCCTACTTCTTCGCTTTGGCTGCTCCCTTCGGTTGAAAAAAACCGGTAACGCTTTGCGTAAATCCATCAATAGCTGGCTGCAATTCTTCAAAAGAGCTAATAGCTTCTGCTATCTCTTCGCTTGAATGAAATGGGCTTTTCTTGCTTTCTTTTTTCATGCCGCTTGCAATCCCAAAAAATGCGCAATCACGTGCAAACTTCATAGATTGTGCCATGTCTTGGTTCTCTTGCAAGGCGTCAAAATCCATCATCTTGTTTTCAGCCATGATGCGCTCAATTGTAAGCATTGAAAAGAACATCGGATATTCTTGGCCGTTAATTTTAATATTCATATGGCAAATATACAACAAAAAAGAAAAGGAGGCCGAAGCCCCCTTAACTCAATCAAATGAATATAAAAACAAGTATTATTAAGCAGTAGCAACTGTTAACGCGCCAGAACCTTGCAAAGAGCAAGAGAACGTAGAAACGTCATTAACTGGAGCATTCCATGCAAAACTAGTCATTACAGCTGATCCAGACAACTTTAAGTCACCAGTCACATCAGAAGTCATAACAACAGTGATTTCTGCACCAGCGATAATGTCATCCAATAGGTCTTTAGGAGAGTGACCAGTTGTTGATCCATCCTCCTCAAAAATACCTTCAGCAGACATTGTCCAAGAAGACAATCCAACTAAAAATTCTTTGTAATTACCTCCATCTTTGTTTGTCGCATCGATGGTGTCTTTTGTTAACTCAAAATCGGTACTTGTTAAGTTTGCGACCTTGGTTAATGTTCCCGATACATCCTTGTATAAGGCAATCAGAGTTCCGTTTACCAATCCAGTAGTAGCCATATTATTTTTGTTTTAATTTGTTTTCTACAATTTTACTTATTCCTTTTAGTATATTCGTTACAATTTGCTTTCTATTAGCATCAACCACGGGCCTAAAGAATGGCGCTGGTTTGAGCATACCTCTATAATACCCAGCCTTAGTGTAACGATCTACCGTTCCGTATTCAAATGCATAAGCCAAGTTAGCGTTTGCGCCTTCAGAGTAATCTATACCAACCATTACAGATGAAGGGTATTTTGCACCCTTATCTATGGCTGCTATATCCCTTCTTATAAACTCAGCCGGAGCAGCAAATCTTAATTGGTCAGATAATTTATCCCCCTCTATAAGCAATACCTTCTCTTTTATTTCTCTACTAGGTAGCTTCTCGATTTTCTGCAAGTCCTTGACTAGTTTCTTAAAATCATTCACTGCTTACACATTGTAATTTTAGATACATCTTACGATCAATCTCGCTAATCGCTATTATATTGTAATCTTCTCCGTCATGCCTAATTCTGTCTTTAACAGTCATAGCCATATACCTAACATATATAGTTAAATTCTGCTTATTCTCCCATTTATCGGCATTTACATCCTCAGAACCTTGATTGTAATCAATTCTAGCGTATAAATCACTATTTTTTGTCCAAGTCTTTATAGCTTCGCCATATGCATTTTGAGCGCTTGTATAGCGCCATAATTCTACCAATGTATCAAATCTGCCAGCATTCATTATGCGAATGTGCTTATTTTATGCTTATCTAACAAGAATTCGCTATTTTTTGGCATTTCAGTCACATTAGCCCCTACGATTATATTTTGTCTATTATCGTAATACTGCGCTATCATAAGCATACAAGCCATTTTCAGAGATGCATCAAAATCGTTAGTGCCAAAACCCTCTGTTACTTCTACAACATATTTTGTTTCAGCATCAGTCAAGTCAGAAGGCAAGCTATTCAAGTATATATCAATACCAAAATTAGATAGAGGCTCAGGCTCATCAATCCAATCAGTAAAAACAGTAAGAGCGTTGTCGCTACTTACATAATAAACTTCTTCAACATCAATAACTCTAGAAGGCACTCTAATGTAATTACCAATCAATATTGGCGTTCCATTTAAAGGATTTATTGTGGCTGGTTGACCAACCAATTCTTCAAAACCATAGCGCACTATACTTTCTCGTACCTCATAGCCAACATAATGACTAGCCATATCTAAACTCATCGATATAAGAGTCGATATATATGCATCGTCAGCACTACTAGTCACCCTTAAGTGTGTTTTAGCATCGGCAACAGATATGTAATCAGTATCAGAGTTAGCTCGTGATACTATGCGCTTACCGGTAATCATTTCTTCTTAGCTGTTGTTTTTTTAGCTGGTGCTTTTTTAATTTCTTCGCAATAGCCTTCTTCCAATAGCAATTTAGCTTGCTTATCGTCTATTTCTGCTACATCTCCAACATTGTAAGACAAGTTGAACGCAATTGGAAACTTTATAAATTTCACTTTCATAATTAGATCCTAGGGCCAGCAATTAAGTGACCCTAGGCATACGGCTTGACCCCCGTACGGGTTATTTTGGTTTAGGCATCGATATCCTTACATACTGCAAACGCCTCAGGGTGAAGCAAGTTTACGTCGATGTAAGCATTCAATATCATGTTGGTTAAACCAGCAGTTGCTCCGCTATAAGGATCAACAGTCAACTCCATACCACCCCAAGAAGCGATAGCAAGTTTGCTGAAGTCACCAAAGATAAGAGCAGATAGGTCAGTAGCAGAACCTTTAGCAAGGTCGCTAGGTACGTTAGTCGTAACAGCCATGTTGTAACCGTTCAACTCGCCCATACCACTTTGAAGGATGAAGTTACCTTCAACACCAGAAGCTTGACGAGCAGTAGTCTGCATAGCAGCCTTAACTAATGGGTTAGTCAAGTAAGCTTGACCCATTGCGTTGTCAGCCTCAACTTCTTTCATTGCGTTAACAACGTCAGCCCAAACGATAGCAGCACCGTTAGC